AAGAATTTCAGATTCCGCTTCTCTCATTCCGTTTCCGTCGATTACTATGTCTCCGTAGTATCCAGATACAATCTGTGGAGTTTCGTCCCTAATTAGTTCTTCAGCCTGAGATAATTCTTCTGGCTGTAGATCTTCAACCATCTCATTGAGGGCAAGATCTAGCTCATGTTCTTCGTCTCTTTCCTCCATATCTTCGGCTACCGGTTCTTCTTCCAAGCCATCCATTAGAGTTGCGTCCCATTCTTTCATCTCTTCTAAATCATCTTGGGTATAAATTTCCTCCTTGGTCTCAACTAGCTTTTCTTCTGCCTTAGCTACTTCTTCTACTATAGTCTCAGCCTGAGATTCAGGCTTAATATAGTCCACTAGGGACTTGATGAATCCAAGTGCTACTAGGGGAAGGATCGCTCCAGAAACTGCGGAAAGAACTCTCTTTTGATAAACAACATCTTCTTCTATCAGTCCAAATAATTCAGACCACCCCTGAAAGTTTTCCATATGGACGAATGCATAATACATGTTACCCTGCATCTGCATGAGGGTAATAGTGCCGAATAGCATCCAGACAAGTGTTTTGTTCATCCTATCCAAAATAACCAAAGAGGCCAAAGATGCAGCAGCACCCAATTCAAATCCAATAGCAAGAGAGATCGCTAACCATTCCGGATTAGAGAGCTTAAAAAACTCAATAACGTGAATAGTAGAGATAATACTAACAAGTAAGTACAAGGACACGAAGGTTGCAATAATAGACCTATGTACAAGTTTATTCTTCATTGGAAATTTACTTGGTTTGAAGCTTCTTTATTTCTTGGTCAATTTCTGATTGTCTATTGACATCTAGAATTTTTCTGTCTACCGACTGAATCATTCTCTTCTCAGCTTTTAGTCCCTCGATTTCTAAATCCTTCCTGTTAGGAACAGTTTCTAGGGTCGTTTGAACTTTCTTAAGTTCTTTTTTAACTTTGTTCAATTCGGAACCTGCCCCGCAGGACTTTAGAAAAGTTAAAAGCAGAAGAACCAAAATAATTTTAGTCCCGTGCTTGGATAAAAAATTGTCTAATTTATTCATGATTTTAAAATTTTAAATTATCTTGTATATATCCCCGATGAAAAATAATCCATCGGGAGCAAAAAAAAGAGCACCGATTAAAGTGCTCCTTCCTGCTATGTTTTATCTTTTTATACAATATCGATCCCCTGTTGAGCAGCAACTAGATCTTTTTCCAAAGACTGGATTGCTTCTGCATCTCTTTTAACTTCTTCCAAAGCAATAGAAACCGGCTTGAACAAATCGATGAAGTTCTGGGCTTCTTTTAAACCTTTTCCTCTAGTCTTAGAAAGGAAATAGTGGGTAGCTTCTAGAGGAAGAGATCCTAAGAAGATAGTATTGTCTTTCACGCCTTCTTTTTTAATCCCGCTAAGGGTCTTATAAATTTCGATCACTCCCAAAGACTCAGTTTGAGACCATTCAGAATGATTTTCTACGAAGTTGATTAAGTTAGATAGAAGGGTTGAACTAAGCTTAACTGCATAGACTTTCTTCTCCGTTTTTTCTTTTAAATCTTTAATTTGATCTTCTAAAGACTTGATTTTGTTGTGGTCTAACTTGTCCAAAAAAGTTTCAGCAAAATCGGCAGCAGATCCAGTTGGGAAAGACATAGGAATTTCGGTTGAAGTCATTGGGGTTGGTGTTGGGTTTTTTTCTTTCTTAGTAGGCATTTTTTTCTAATTTTTATATTTTATATTAGTTTGATTAAAAAGTTTCATCTAGACATCAAAAATGTCAAATTCTTCTCTGTTATTTTGAAGATAAATCCTCAGGTGATCTCGAAGGTCTTTAATTGGGTGAATTTTAGCCGGTCCTTCTGGACCAATATGACAGAGAAATCCACCATTTGTCTCCAGACCGATCTCGTCTTCTAGAATCAGTCGATAGAGACTAACCTGGATAGAATACTCGTTGAGGTGATTTTCCCATAGGTGGGAAAAAGGATGAAGAAGTTTTTTATACCTCCCTTTGGGATGTTCATCAGATCTAAATTCCTTGTTGGTCTTCCAGTCTCCTATTAGAAAAAGAACCTTCTGCTGCTTTTCGTCCCACATAAGGAAGGGCTGATCTATCGTTCCGGCAAGTCTCCATTTTTTAGAAAAAACCTTAAGCTCTGAAGTCAGCGGAACTAGATTTTTAAACTTGGCCTCATAGAGGGATAGAAATTTATTGATTCTCTCAACAAACGATTCGTCCTCGTTGGGATCTAATTCTCTAGACCCCCCGCTCCAGAAATCTTCTATCCACTTATGGACTCTCGTTCCCAGATCATTAGCAACATCTGCTTTTCCCTGCCACTCGTCTAGAACAACAGAAACATCAACTCCTCTTTCGTTTGCCTTCTTCTTGGACCAATACTCTCGATCAAAAGGAACCTTAAATCTCTTAATGTAGGAAGTTACCGAATCATACTTAGTCTTCTCGTAATGATAAGTATGTGCTTCCTCTTCGAAGACGAAATTTGGATCTTTAAAAACGGATATCTTCTGGGCTAGATCTCTTTTAATTGATTCTAAATCCATGTCATTATTTAAAATAGTGACCTATCCAGGTTAAAATCTCCTGTCTATATGCAATTAGATAGCAAAGACCAACTATCTCAGCCAGAAATCTAAGGATCCAGAGAACGGAGATGTGCCTGAAAAGAAAGGAATAAACGACAAGATAAGACTCCTCGTCTGTTCCTTTGACCGGGTTAATCAAGGGGGTAAGCAGTTCTTGTAGACTCAGTCTGGTTAGATATTCGTTGATTGGTTTTGTCTTATCGAAGACAAAGGAAGGTCTAGCATATTTAGGGAAGTCAGGGGACTGAGTCACCTCCGGAGGTAGATTAACAACCGTGTAAATTCTGCCAAACCAATCTCTTCTAAGTCGAAGCTTTCCCCATTCGGGAGAATCCATCGACTGCTTCTTTATTTCAGAAAGATATTCTCTGTAGAGTCCTATTTCTTTCAGTACTTTAAAAATTCTAAGCATAGTTTTTTTCTTATTATAGATGAAACTATTTGGTTTCCTCCATTTTCAGGCGAATTTTATTTCTAGCTCTTCTAATTCGGGTAGCAATGGATCTCTTTTTAATTCCATATTTCTCTGCTATGTCTTTATATTTCATCCCGTTAATCTCTCGATCGATCATAATGTCTCGATAGAGAGCAGGAAGGGACCTAATTTCTTCAATAGCAACCTCGTACATATCATCTATCGTGCTTCCCTCGTTGGCAAACTTCCAAAGGGGATCATCATCTATATTATATGATGGATTCTTCTCTTCGTTCTGAGAGGAAGAATATTCTAGATCCTCTATCGAAAGATGGACATACTTCTTTCTGGTCTTCAGTAAAAGTAGGGATTCGTTTCGGGCAATGTTGTAGCACCAGGTGGAAAAATTTCCCCTTGAATTGTCGTACTGTTCGATCTTCTGCCAGACTTTAGCCATTGCATTCAAGAATGCATCCTCCGCTAGCTCTGCTTCTTTTAAGATGGAGTAGCAGTGATTTAGCACTCCGGGTTTAACTCTTTCGTAGAGTAGTTTAAAACTTCTTTCGTCTCTAAATTCGATAAAATTGTTTGCAAGTGTCTGAATGTTCTTTTCCTTTTTAATTTCTTTTTGCATGATTTCTCTTTATGATTTTCTTTATTTTTGATTTATAATTTTCCGATTCTAACAACTTCAATCCCAGCTTCATATAAGAACTGCAGGGACTCTGTTTTTCTGTAAATTTCCTTAAATACAACTCTCTTGATTCCGGATTGAATAATGAGCTTAGAACATTCGAAGCAAGGAGATGCTGTAATATACACCGTTGATCCGTCTGAACTGTTTGTGCTCTTGGCAAGTTTAGTGATTGCATTTGCTTCTGCATGAAGAACATACGGTAGTGTTGTATTGCTATCGTCTTCACACTGATTTGGGAACCCAGAGGGACTCCCATTATATCCATCCGAAATGATGGACTTGTTCTTAACCATTAGACACCCAACCTGCATTCTCTTGCAGTGGGAATTAGTTCCCCAGATTTCTGCCATCTTGAGATAGACCAGGTCTGTCTTAAGTGTCTTTTCATCTAGATCGAGATCTTCTATAGAATTTCCGTATTTAAAAGTCCATTCTCCGGGGGAGGCCTTCCAAAAGGGGAGAGCTAGTTTATCGAGGTCTCCAAAAGTCAGCTGGAGGAATGTTTTTCTTTGGTTGTCTGTCATTTAGTAGTTTTTTAGATCGCTTACCATCTAATATACGGACCTAAATTCTATAAGCTGGGAAAATCTTGAAATTTATTCCAACATGCTTGACGTTGGACGGAACGGCTTGTTGTTCTTGATAGCTAGTGGTCCACTCAAAGTGGTGTTAATAGCAGCAAGAAGCCCTTTAATGTCCTTAATGTCCTGGGCAGAAATCTGGGTTTCTTTCCCTTTATCAGAGGAAGAACTTCCGGAAGAGGCCGGTGCAGAAGATTTGCTCTCTTCTTTTTTAGCCTCTGAGGATTGAACGGCAGTAGAAGGGGTTTCTTTCTTGACTTCCGTCTCCTTTTTAACTTCAGCTTGGGGTTTTGCTGGCTCAGACTTAGATTTAGGCTGGTCCTTAAGAGTAGTGGTCTCGTTCTTCATCCCAGACTCAGCTACGGGTTCGTCTTTCTTCTTCTTTTTAATTAAAGAGGAAATGGAGCTGATGGTAGATCCGAGCCTAGTTTTTCCAAACTCCTCTTTGACAGTCTCGCCAAAAGTCTTCTTTGGTCCTTCCTCTGGAGCTTTAGTGGGGGTGATCTTAGGACTTAGAGATTCTGGGGTTTTAAAGGATCCAATAGAAGCTGGTGAGGATAGTTTCTCTGGAGATTTCTTCTTCTCGGCTATCATTCTTTCGACGTCCGATGAGGTTATTTTTCCAGATCCTAAACCATTGATAAGATACGCTTTCTCATCTCTAGATAGACTAGCCATATAAGCATCAAACCCTTCCATAGGTTTACTGCTACCTTCCCCTGTGGACTTGAAAAGATCTGTTTTGAATCCCTCTTTTCCGGCCTTTGCCGACGGATTTGTCATCCCATCAACAGTTAATTTTTCTTTGACAACTTTTTCTTTTTGCTTTAGATCTGGGGACTCCGTTACTTTAGCCACACCAGAAGAGATTGCCTGCTCTGCCTTTTGCTTCGCTGCATTTTTTCCTTCCTCTTTCGCCTCTGCAATCCCGGACTTTGCAGCCTCTTTTAGGGATCCAGTTTCGAGCAGGGTCTTTCCTGCAGAACTTAGGGTCTTTAAACTAGCAGACTTAAAGAGTTCGTTTCCCTCTTCGAAAGACTTCTTAACAGATCCAAGAAGCTTAGAAAACATGCTCTCTTGGGTCTTTTGTATATCCGAAGTTTTTTTCTCCCCAGATGTAGCATCAGATTTAGAATCCTCTTTCTTTGTTTCTACAGACTGTGCAACTGCCTTTGCAACCGAGGCATTTCCCTTACTCATGTCTCTGACTTCTTTAGCCAGGACGTCTAGATTTCTAGTAAGGTCTGAGAGTTCTTTAAGCACTTTTTGAGGAGAATCCATCTAGGAGATGTTTTTCTTTATATATCAGGAATTTATCTATTTTGAAAAATTGAAGAGCTCTTTCTTTCCTGATTCTTCTAGAGCTTCTCTGTTTTCTCTCTCTACCGCTTGGTTGAGTTTCTCAATCCAGATCTGATACTCATAGTAGGGGATGGACTCGATCCAGTTTGGATCTAGTCCATGTTCTTTCCACATTCTGAACTTCAGATCAAAGAAGTTCTCCAAAGATATCTGAAATAACGAAAAGAGATTTGAATCCTCCGGGAAAGGTTATAGGGGCGGTGACCTCGACACCGCAGGTGGGACACATGACGTTAACGTCCAGCTGGGTCCCGATTTTTATAGTTTCACAAAGTTCAAAATAGAGAGAAAATTCCTCCTTAGACCAATCGTTAGATTCCACCATCCTCTGTTTAATCTTATTAGAATCTAAACCTCTCCATTCTTCAAAGATAAATGGAGCAATCTTAACAAAGCTCTCTTCCACTTCAATTCCCTTTCTTTCCGATTCAACAACAAAAGAAGAAACTGCTTCCATTACTCCGATAGAAGGAACAGCCATTCTAATTTCTTTTCCTATTTTTCTAACAGGGAAAACAAAGTTTCTAGAGATAGGGGAATAATACTTCATCACCCTTGAATCTATCTCATAGTCCGAAAGAATTCCGGTTCTTAGTTCTATTCCGTTAGAGATAGGACAGGCATCTTTCTTGCCGCAGGTAGTCGTAGGTGTAATAATGATTCTATTCTCTCCCTGAATGAAAGTCAAATCCCTAATTGCCATGATCAAGAAAAACCTATCTTCCTGCTTTAGGTCCTTATAGGAAACAACACCTTCGCTGGGAAAGTGCATCGTGCTGCATTTACTGAGGATGAAGTTTAACCTCTCGTTTAGATCGATTAAATCTTCTTCATCTATGCTCGAAAAGTGCCTAATTTCTTTTACCTCTGCAGCTCTGATTGCAATCTTAGTTCCGTCAGGGTAAAAAAGTCCCTTAGAAGGTAGAACTGACAAGGGAAGATTCTTCCAGCCAAATTCCAGCCCAGGTGAAAATTCAGGCTGAGGAACCCTTTGTGGTTCAATTCTTCCTAAGTCAGGAGGTCTAGAATCTAAAGGTGCTGATGATCTAGATCTAATCTCTTCTAGAGCAGGATCTAAAACATGAGGAGGTGTATATAGAGGGGTTTGCCTTGCCTCTAAATCCTCCCGAGTTGGAGTTTGTATAACGGGTGATTCTGGAATGAAAGGGTCGTCGTACTGAACTCCTCCTTCCATTTCTTTTCTTGCTAGAATTTCCTCAGGGGATAATCCTGCTAAAATTCCTTGATTGTCTAGTCCCATATTAATTTAAATTGTTATTTTATATACCCAACACAACAAAAAGACGGATATTCTATTATTCTAGAATATCCGTCTCAGAGAAGTTTCTCTTTTTTGGTAAATTAACCAGAAATTTTATCTGCAGCTACTTTAGCTTGTTTTACCACAGGGTTTTCTAAAGCAGTCTTCCTGATGAACTGGTCAAAGTTTCCACCAGAGAATTCATCAACTATAGGTTTAACTGCTTTCAGAAGTGCTTCAGAAAACTTATCCATCTTTAGATTCTGATTTTTTTCCCCAACATAATAGGTAAAGAAAAAATCCGATGAATCTCCCTTCGAATTTTCAAATCTGTCATTAGCAGATTTATCTGGGCTGGCACTGTTTACAGGGAAAAAATTCTTCCCAATCAACTTAAGAGCCTGAGCAATTCTAAATCTAGTCTGATTGTCAATTTTTCCATATACCTTTTGAATGTTAGCAAAGCTAAGACCAGTAGGTTCTGCATCTTTATTCTCCTTATATCTCTTCATTATCTCATCGATAGCGGTCTGGGCTTTCTTAGGATCCCATGGTGCTGCTTCGTTGATGGCCTGAACAAAAGAGTTAAAATCTGATAAATTTTTCATTTAGTTTTAATTTTTAAGTTTATAGGAATTGATCCTGCCAGTAGTCTGCCTTCCAGCTGGTTTCTAGGGTGTAGAGAGTTTCACCTGCATTATAATCTAGATTCATCGGATTGATGTTTGCAGTCAGGAAGCAGTTGTTTAGACTTATTCTTCTGAAGACGTCTCCCTGCTTATTGAAGATTGAAACCACCATAGATCCCACGTAGTCCTTCTTTATGCCCATTGCACCGGTCAGAGGGTTGTAAATTAGATCTGCCCACTGTCTCATGATTTTGTACACGATCATCGAGTTCTGTTCGTTTAAGTTCACCTCAAATTCTACGTTGAATGCAACTGAAGTATCTGCCGGAGCACCTCCTGCATATCTTCTCTCTGCAAACTTGTAGAACTGGCTAGAAACTCCGCCCGGTTGAATATCAACTGCAAGTCCAGAAATTTTCTTCACCTGCTGGGTTAAAATTCCCTCTCCTTTGAATCTGGTGTTAGCTAAAGTAACGCTAGCTGGTGGGGTAATTAAAACCTCAAATTGGTTAAGGTAAACTGGTTCGTATAGTTTTACGCCTGCCGCTGAGTTTGTAAAATGTGGTAATCCTGCCATTTCTCTTTGTTATTTTATAGGAATTGATCGTCCCAGTAGTCTACTGCCCAGGTCATAGTAACGTTATAAATATCAGTAGCCTGATAATCTAGCTCCATTACTGTCAGGGGAGAAGTTGGGAAGCAGTCTTTACAGGTAATTCTTCTAAATACATCACCCTGTTTATTAAAGACTGAAATAACAATAGATCCAATATAGTCTCTCTTCACGCCCATTGCACCTGTCAGAGGATTGTAGATCAAATCTGTCCACTGTCTCAGTGTTTTAAACACATACATCGAGTTAGCATCGTTTAAGTTGACTGTAAAACTAAGAGACAGATCAAATACTGTCCGATCTGGCTTTGCACCAGCATAGTTTCTAACTGCAAACTTATACCTTTGCTCGATCGGTGCAGGTGTCTTATCAACTTCTAAACCGCTGAGGTTTGTTACCTGCTGAACAAGAATTTGGCCGCCCAAAACCGGTCCTGGAGGGGTAATTAGAACCTCAAACTGGTTGAGGTAAACAGGTTCGTAATTGTTTATCCCAAACAGTGAATTTTGATAATGTGGTAATCCAGCCATTTAGTTCGTTTTCTTATTTTCTATATTTATCCGATTCTTCCTGATGCTAAAAAATTATCAATTACGCAAACTGGATGAATCCTCCTGCTGCGATACCTCCGGTTCTAGTAACAGTAATTCTGTTGATGAACTTCTGGATTCCTCTAGCAGGTTCAAGAATTACGTCGATGATACCGATATTTTGATCGATTACTGAAGGAGGGTTGTTTGAAGCATCCATGATTACCTGGTAAGCATAAATTCCTCCACCAGATCTAACCCCGTCAAGGTAGTTGTCCACCAGAGTCTTAATTTCAAGTCTGATAGAATCCTCGTTGAAGTCGAATAGGTAGTTAGAAAGAATTTGTTCTACGTCGTTCTCTACGCTGATCAGTAGATCTCTTACGTGAACTAGACTGAATGCAGAATTAACTGTTTGGTAAGCAGTCTGGTTACCGAAGATAACAACTCCAAGTCCTCTCTTTTTGATGATTGGGTTGATACCGAAAGGCTCTAACCATCCTCTATCTTCTAGAGTGAAATCATATTCAACTCCGACTAGGTTTGTTCCTGCGATTGTTCCTCTCTTCTGACCTGCCACAATAGCGTATGGTTCACCGTTTGCAAATTTAGCAACGAAGTTGTTGGAAACAAATGCTGCTGGTGGAACGTTTACGTTTCTGTTGTTCTCTCTTAGAGTGATATAAGGAGCGTAATATGCTGCAAAAGAAGCACCTAAAGCTTGAGTAGGTAGAGAGAAAGTGTATGTTGGGTTCAGAGAAAGATTACCTCCGTCTGCAATATATTGAGTTTGTAGAGATGGATACGGATCAGCTGCAGTAGGAGCTGCGGTAAATCTAGGATCTACAGAAGCCTGGAACTGAGCCATTGAAGGAGCATTGATCAGAGCAAGAGCTTGTCCTCTCATCATCGCCAATTTACTCAATTGAGACTTAGAGTTAGGTAGGATTACTCCGCTGAATGTATCAACGATGTATCTGAATGAGATAACGTCTTTAGTTGCGAGTGTTGCTGCAATGTTCGTGTTGTACATTACATCTAGGATTACTTCTACTCTAGCATCAGTTCCGTTTGGCCTGTGGAAGTCGTTGAGTTGGAATCCTTCTAGATAAGTAAAGTCAAATGATGTGGTGAACTGAGGAATGGATTGGAACTTTTGAACTTGAAGTCCTGTATTTCCTCCTGAGTAGAAGTAGATAGGTCTTGCAGTTGTTACGGTTACAATGTTATTCAAAGATGTAGTAGCCACCGAAGTAACCTTAGTCAATCTCTGTTGTCTGTTAGTATTCTCAATCTGACATAGATCTTGGTCAGTAGAAACTAGCAGATCTCCTACAGATACAGTGTATAATGAACTGTCCATCTTGAATGAGGTAACACTAGTCTTTCCTGCGATTCCCCCGTTAACGTCGATGTATTCGTTAATACTTCCAACAGAAGAAATGATATCCAATTTATTTGTTGCAGGATATCCAGCAAATTGTCCATTATCTATAGAAGGGAAAGATGATCCGAAGTTGGTAATTCCCTCTAGCGTGTTGCCTGTTCTAGAAATGTTGGTGTACCCAAATGCATAGTAGATTGAATATTGATCCCTGTCAACGTCCTGGTTGTAAGAAAGATACTGAAGGTCTGTACCTGCCGGATTCTGATAGATTGTATCTCCGTCCTGTAGTTCTGCAAAAAGAACGTTCTGGTAGAAAGGAGTGGTGATCTGTCCAACTAGTGCATTAGCATATCCGGTTGGGGCAGAAGTAGAAGTTGCTCCGGTTCCACCTGGGCCTAGTGTATATTGAATCCCTAGGGAATCAGAAGCACCGAACTGGTAGGTTGCAGTTGCTCCAATATCTCCAGTTATTCCAAAAGGAGCATAGGTTGTAGTTCCATAATCTGAAGCAAGCGGAGTTACTATAACACCAAGGTTTCTATATTGGGTGGTGTCTAGAGGGTGACTGAATGCGATCTGAAGATTCCCATTAACCTCATTAACATTTGCAACCTTGAGTTTTACTAGATCTCCTTGGGCAAACTGATTTATAACAGAACCAGTTAGTCCTGCAGGGAGGGTTGTAATTTGTCCAACTACATAAGGATTGTAGCTAGATGTGGGGGTTAAGAAGTTCTTTAGATCCAAAAGATCTGCTGCAGACATTCCAGAAAAAGGTCCGGATGCTCCGGTAACCCCAATTAGGAAGTGAAGTCCTGCAACGTAAAGGTTAGAATTATAAGGCTGGAATCCGTATTGGGAGATACCTGCTGTTCCGCCGAAAGTAGCGGATGGCTTGTAGCCAGGAAGACAGTATAAGCTACCAACTGGTCCGGTTTCCCCTGTCGAGTCGGTTAGGATTGAATAGTTTTGGGTGTAGATATAGTCTTGAAGAAGATTCTGATCATAAGACAGGAAATTAAGCTTCGCATCAACAATATCTCTGTCTCCAGAAAGTTCATCGATTAAGTGGTTTCCAACTAGATCCACTTTATAAGGATTAGTACAAAGATTTTCTAGAGCTTGCTCATCAACTGCACAGAATAGTCCATTACCTGGGGTATTGTTGTTGATCAGGGTCTGAATATACTCGTTATTACCATTTAGGTTAACGAAATCGATAATCAAACATCCTGTTGTAATAGAAATGATCTGAACGTCCTGTTGATTCAAGAAGTTGGTCATTTGACTCTTGATAAATCCATTAGGAGTAAAGAATCTGCTCCATTGGGGATCTTGAGAAAGAGCAACGTAGTCAGTCCAGTCTCCTGCAACTGCAATTACATCGATAAACCAATCAGAAATGTAGTCGTAAGGGTTAACATAGGATGGAACGTTTCCTGCCCCATACCAGTCGATTGCAAAAATATCATATCCCTGTAGAGGAGGATTAGCATCTGTTGATTTTCTAACTATGACAGACATAGCAGTAGAACCAAGATTTACCAGGTTGAAAATTCTTCCTTGATCTACAATAGATCTAGTTGCCAAGAAATAATTGGTGTCTGCATACCAGAATCTCTCCTTGTTGTAGTACGATGCTAAAAGCCTATCCGTGAGGACTCCGTTCGGCTGCTCAGTGTCCACGGAATACCCAAAATAAGGGGTTTTATCTGCAGTTGGGCTGTCCGCATCGTTATTGAGTCTAAGTAGATTCAAAGCGAAGACCGGACCTGCGTTTAGACAAGTGAAGATAGATCTTTGAAAGAAAGAACCCTTTGCTTCGAGTGTTCTATCGATGTCCCCAAAGATAGCCAGAGCCGTTGTGACGTCCGGAATGTACACGGGAGCATTGAAAGGACCTTTATTAGAGAATCCCACGACCAGACGAATGGTCTGTGTTGTTAAGATGACGTTCGCTGACGCATCGAACTCCAAGGTATAAACTCCAGAAGCTTTAAATTGGGATAAATCAAGTTTGACTTTTTGTGCCATTATTTAGTGATATTTTTTGCTTTGTATATATCTAACCGCATTCCCATAAAAAGTGGGCTTACTAGTTCGATTTATATATCTAAGGGGAAATGATTTTTAGAGGAGAGAATTGAAGGAGTCGTAGAATCCTCCATCTTTAGTCTTCATCTTGCTGTCCGACTGTGCCCCGTTTTCTCCGTCGACTTTAATTTCAATCATTCTTCTGTAGGTAGAATCAATTTCATCGTAGAGATCCTCAATTAGATCGTTAAAATCACTGGATTCAAAGAGAGCAGAAAGGTTGACTAGTGTCATTGCAACGTCGTCGTGTCCGGACTGAGAGGAATAAGTTCCCCTGCCGTTCATCCCGAAAGAGAATAATTCTGCAATCGTCCACTTCTTTTCGTTGATGATAACTCGATTGGTTCTAATAATCTGTCTCAACGACTCGCAATATTTTAATTTATTATTTCCGCTGTATTTAATTCCCGGTTTTTTAATCCTTGCAGTTTCGCTGTGCTTTGTATAAACAAAAATCTCCTCGGTAATTGAATCGTTGTTCAACAGCTTATCCATCAGAAGTTCCCCTTTGTAGTTTAGCTCCAGCAAAATTTTAACTCTGTCCGGCTCGAAAATATCGACTATTGTGCTCTCAACCAGCTTCTTAAAGTCTTCGATTTGAACCTCGTTGTCACGATAGACTCCAACTTGAAGCAGGCCGAAAAAATCAGACTCATCCTCAAAATCATCTAAATCTTCTATCACCTTTTTTGGGAGGGGAACAACCTTGAAAACGTTCATGACGGTAAAATCCCCGCCACCTCCTCCGGCGAGATCGATGGAGAGAACAAATTTTCTTCCCGATTGTTCAAGAGAGTTAGGGTCAAATTTTGGGTGCCATTTAAAGTTTGCATATCTTATTCCGAGGTCTTCAAAGGCTTCGACTTCTTTCCACTCATACTCGGTTTCGTTGGCCTTGATTCTCTGAAGTTCCTTAGATCCCAGCAGAAGAGTAGATGAACTTAGAAACTGATTTCCGTATTCCTGATTGAATAACTCCTCACTGCCTAGGTTTGCAATCTCATTCTTCTTCCACTGATCGTCTCTTCCTGGAACTTGCCACCAGTCGACCCGGACTGGATTAAATGTGTTTTCTCCAGTCAGTGCTCCCTGATAGATCTCCCAGAATTTATTCTGTCCATTCGGGGTAGAAGTAATGATAATTCTAGA